TTATAAAAACGAGATAGTAAAAAAGATAGGCGAAATGTCAAAGTATTATTCAGCGCATCAGGTGTTCAGGGATTGGATAGAAGTATACGCTTTAGCAATAGCAAATTCTTGTGAGCCTACAGGTACATCTGTTTGGGAAAAGAGAGAGCAGCAGTATTTAAACACAATAAGCAAATATCAGTCTGCAGAAGTGGACGGTTTTGCAGAGCTTGGAGGGTTGCTTACACTAGCACTTGAAAAAGATATGTCGGATGTATTGGGAAGTGTATATATGGGCTTGGAGACAAGCAGTAAAGTTACTGGGCAGTTCTTTACTCCGGATAATATAAGCAGACTGGTCAGTAAGATGATGGATGAAAATATAGTATCCACAGAGGATGTAATAACACTACATGAGCCTACATGTGGCAGTAGCGGAATGATTATTGCATATGCCAGAGCTTTGAGAGATAAGGATATAAATTATCAAAAACTTCTTGATATAAAAGCTTCAGATATAGATTTTGCATGTGTATATATGAGTTACATACAGCTGTCACTGCTTGGAATCAAGGCGGTTATCGCAAGACAGGACAGCTTACTTTGGGAAAAAGTTCCACAGGAGCATATATTTGTTACGCCAGCAAAGAAAGGAATGTTGCTATGAAAGACGAATTAATATCTAAGATAGTTATGGAACTGGCAGCAAATGTTGATATAGATGCTGGAGAGCTTAAATCTAAGCTATATATGATTATGCACGGATACAATATCAAGCTTGAAAATACAGACTTAGTTATAAGAGAAGAAGACAAAAATGAATGGTATTTTAAAAAGTTCATAATGACAAAAACGGTGCAGGGTTTATCTGAAAAGACATTAGCGCAATATTCTGCCGAAATTCCGAGGATGCTAAGCGTGATAGGAAAGCCGGCTGAATGCGTAAACTCAGACGATATATTATATTACCTAGCACTAAGAGAACATCGGGATAAAGTATCCAAAGTGACTGTTTCAAACAACTTAAGATACTTAAGAACCTTTTTTGAATTTCTGACTATCGAAGGGATAATACCGACCAACCCTGCACGAAAGGTAGGTAGTATCAAGGTAGCAAAGAAACAAAAGAAAGCATTTACAGATGTTGAAGTTCTCAAGTTAAGACAGAATTGTAAGACAATAAAAGAAAAGCTTATTGTTGATATGCTACTTAGCACCGGATGTAGAGTCTCTGAACTTGTATCTATAAAGTTTGAAGATATAGAAGGCAGAAAGATAAATGTTTTAGGCAAGGGAAACAAAGAGAGAACCGTTTATCTTAATGCACAAGCAAGACTTACGTTGGATGAACATATTCGAGAAATCAACTTAGTAAATAATCCGTATATCTTTCCAAGTACACGACACAGAAACAGTAAAGATCATACAAGTAACAGTGCGATAGAGGGTTTTTGTAAAAGGCTTGGAGAAAAAGCGGGAGTTAGAAATGTGCATCCGCATAGATTCAGGAGAACTTGTGCAACAATGGCCTTAAAAAGAGGAATGCCCGTGGAACAGGTAAGTAAGATGCTAGGACATGAGGATCTTAAGACAACGCAAATATACTTGGATCTTGATGAGAGAAACCTGGAGATAGCACATGAGAAGTATGTAGTGTAACAGGAGTGAAATCACATGAAATATAAAACAATATGGAAACAGGAAAGGAATATTAAGGAGAAACCAATGAAGAATACACTATCAGATTTAAACAATTATCTATTTGAGGCTATTGAAAGAATCACAGATGATGAGTTGACGGATGAAGCTCTGGATAAAGAAATAAAGAAGAGTGAGGCCGTGCAGAAAATAGCAAAGACTATTATAGAAAACGGGCATCTTGCATTGAATGCACAGAAGCATATTGATGAGTGCGGAAGAAAAGAAAGCGTCAATTTACCTATGTTTGGAATTGAAAAGAATGCAAATTAGATATACGGCTGAGGAAAAGGAATTTTTAAAATCTTTCATCCCGGGGCATTTCTCACATGAAATACAAAGAGCTTTTGAAGAGAAGTTTGGAATATGTCTAACCTATACACAAATAAAGAGCTTTAAGGATAATAATAAAATTTGGTCCGGAATTGACACAACGTTTAAAAAGAAGCATGTGCCCGCAAATAAAGGCAAAAAAATGAGTGCAGAACAATATGCAAAGTGTAAAGGTACAATGTTTAAAAAAGGCCATGGCCCGCAAAACTATAGGCCTGTAGGTAGTGAGAGAATCAATGTTGATGGTTATATTGAAATAAAGGTCAAAGATCCGGGAACGTGGAAGCTGAAGCACAGAGTGATATGGGAAGAACATAACGGAGAAATACCACAAGGTGAAATAGTGATATTTAGAGATAATAATCCGTTGAATTGTACTATAGATAATCTAATGCTTATTAGTAAAGGCGAAAATGTGAGGGTTAATGCTATGGGCGGAGGTTGTTACACAGGACAGGCAAAAGAGACGGCCGTAGCTATAGCAAGATTGGATATATTAATTAGCCAGAGACGAAAGAAAAGGAAGGACGGTGATTAACGAATGACGAGAAAAGAAATACTGGCAGAGGCGGAAAAGTGCGTATGCAGTGACAGAAACCTGCAGTACGGTGAGCCAGAGGATAACTTCAACACTATTGCAGAATTCTGGAGTACTTTCTTAGGCATACGCATAGCAGCGCCACAGGTGGCCGCAATGATGATATTGCTGAAGACTGCAAGAATAAAGTCAAGTGCGGGAAGAGACAAAGATAGTTGGGTTGATGCCGCAGGATATTCTGCTTGTGGTGGAGAGCTTATGTTCGGAGGTGAAGAATGAAGGTGCTAATTGCATGTGAGTGCAGCCAGACGGTCTGTAAGGAGTTTAGAGCATTAGGGCACGAAGCTTACAGCTGTGACATAGAAGACCAGTACGGAGGACATCCGGAATGGCACATAAAAGGTGATTGCCTTGAAATTTTGAGGGGGGGCAGATGTTTAAGACAGAGGATGGAAGCGCCCATAATATAGATAAATGGGATTTAATAATTGCACATCCGCCTTGCACATATCTGAGCAATGCAGCGACAAGAAGCCATAGTCTGAAGGGCGCCACACTTGAGCAAATTAACGCAAGGACACAGAAGCGAATACAGGCACAAGATTTCTTTATGAAATTTGCAAATGTGGATTGCGACAAGGTGGCAATAGAAAATCCGGTTGGTGTGATGAATACTGTATACAGAAAACCCGACCAAATCATTGAACCTTACCAATTTGCAGAGTCTGAGGAAGATACAGAGAATTATGTGACAAAGCGCACTTGCTTATGGCTGAAAGGACTGAAACCCTTGCAGGGCAATGGCTTAGATAAGCCGAATAATGCTGAGTTATACGGCAGATGGTCGAACGGGAAAGCCGGATGTTGGCACGAGATACAAGGGCAGAAGAATAAAGCAGCAGTCAGAAGCAAGACATTTACAGGCATAGCAAAGGCTATGGCGGAGCAGTGGGGATAAAATGATGGAAGATAAGAGAAGAGAAGAAATAAACAGCAAAGTTGATAGAATAGATGATCTTAACGAAAAGATAGGCTTTTACAAAAAGAAGTTGGAAAACACGATGGACATGCTTGAGTTTTTAGATACATTTGAATGTTGCATAATATCACTTACAGGATATAGTGACGATGAAGGATACAGAGAATGCGTTCCTATGCCTTTACGCGGCAACAACATGGAAGAAGTAGTAGCTATGATTGAGAAAAAGCTCGAAAATCAAGTTATTGATTATGACAACGAAATTGTAAAAGCTTATCAGGAACTAGATGAGTTACTAAAGTAAGGTGGTGAGCATGATTAAAGACCAGGCAAGGCAGATATTAAGCCACTACGGAATGCTGCATCAAAAATCTAAGGCAACCGAAGAACTTGCAGAGCTTATAGTAGCACTGCAAAAAGATATCCTTAAGGGCAAGGAAGAGCACTCAAGGGCGGTACTGGAAGAGATAGCGGATGTGCATATTATGCTTACTCAACTGCTGGATGATGAGAGCGATAAGACGATGGTATCGCTTATAGTCGATAAAAAGCTGAAGAGGCAGATGAGAAGGATTAAGGCGGAGAAGAGAGAAAATAAAATATGCAAATATTGCAAATGGTATAAAGGTCCGTTTGCACGTATAGGTGTATGCAGTTATTCAAAAAGCGAATTATATGATAATTATGTAGATGATGTCATGGCCTGTGAAAAATGGGAGGACTAAATGGCGATACAAAAAGATATAGTGATAAATCGAAAAGAATATCAGAGCATCCGAAAGATGGATCATAATCAGATGAATGTATACTTGCAAGAGATATACAAGAGTGGCTACGCTGATGGAGTAAAGTCAGTACCGGGGATAGATATAGCGGAAATAAAAAAGGTTCTTTTAAGTATAAAAGGCCTAGGCACAAAGAGAGTAGCTGACATATTGGAAGCGCTGGAGAAGGAGTTGGCATAATGACGGCTAAAGAATATTTAAGTCAACTGTTAAATCTTGAAAGGCTTATTGAAGCAAAGCGATTAGAGTGTGAAAGACTTGATGCAATGTCAAAAAAGGTAAGTAGCACTTTGAGTGAATGCAAAGTTGAGGCAAGTCACGACAATGACAAAAATGCTGTTATTATCATACACATGATAGATTTAAAAAAGGATATCAGCGAGCAGATGAAAGCATATGCGGAGTTACAAGCAAAGATAAGCAAAGAAATAGATGCCGTAGAAGATATAAGATACAGAAGTTTACTAATTATGCGATACATAAACGGGCTGAAGTTTGGTGATATAGCGGATAAGATGAATTATGGCACAAGATGGGTTCTGATACTTCACAGAGAGGCTTTGAAGGAATTTGACAGGCTACACGGCGAAAGATATTGCGCCTGATTTTAAAACAAGTCATATAAATTCACTTATTGACAGTGCTATACTATATACGTGAAAAGTTTAAAGCAAGTATACTTTTTCATATGACCTCCTTTATGTGATATCGGGGCAGGCTTTTGTTGATGTTTCCCTGCCCCAAAAACCTAAAGGATACGCTACTAAATATTTTCTTCCAGAGAGACAGCTTAACATGGCTGTCTTTTTTGTATTCAAAATCACGGAAAGG